GTGGGCTATAAAAACCATTATATATATATATATAATATTATATTTATATATATATATATATAATGACAGATAAATATATAATGACGGATAAATACTTAACATATTTTTTATTATTTATATTAGGATTTTTCTTAAAATATAGTATAGATCGTAATTTTGAATATTTTAGATATGATTATGATAAAGCCTTTGATAATTCAGATCATGAATGGAGTCGGGATCCAGTTCAATATTGCCCGATGTTTTGTGATGTTCGAAATTTTACAAAACCAGAAGAAAGATTAAGGCATGGTGGTTGTGGTCCAGCTTGTGCAGAATGTCATACAGACCCTTTAACAAAAGATGGTGTATGGTGTAATCCAACTACAACAACAAATATAGTATGTGCTACAATGTCCGATAATACAAAAAAGTGTATGGGTTCTGAAGAATGTGAAAAATTAAATAATATGGATTGTAGTGGTCCTAAATATGTAGATAAATTAGAATGTATATTAGATTGTGAAGACCCTTCATTAGAAATAGATAAAACAATAAATATTAGTGGCAGAAGTAATAGCAGAAGTAGATCTGAGAGAAGTAGATCTAAAAGAAGTAGATCAGGCAGAAGTAGATCTGAAAGAAGTAGAAGTAGAAGTAGAAGTAGGGCAGGAAAAACAGCAGGAAAAACAAGAAAAGAAAGAAATATGCACGTGAAAGGTATTGATATAAAAAAAATAAATAAAGATAAATTCATACTAAAAGCAAATAGTGATATTGAATGTAAAACAGTTTCAAGTGGTCATAAGACTTTATAAAAACAATAACATAATTTTTTTATAATATTTTTTTCAGTTACATCTTCTTCTGTAGTTTCATCGGTAGAATTTGGGCTAATAGTTACATCATCTAAACTATTTTCTTCATCTACTGGATTCACTAAAACAGGATTAAGAAATGTAATACCTGCGATATTTACATTTTCCATAATATTTTAATAATAATTATTATATATAAATTCAAATTATAATGAATGTATCTGGTTTAAATGTATCTGGTTTAGATAATACTATTAAACCTAATATTAAAATAAAAAATCAATTACCAGTTAGTCCACATAGCAAGAAATATATACATTCAATTAGTAATATAGAAAGGCTAGATAGTGGAAATTATAGAGATAGCACCCCAGTAGGAAATATATCACAAAATAATTGTGAATGTGTTATAAGTAAAGATATAATTAAAGAATATTCTGTTTTAAAAAGTTTATTATTATTAATACATGAAAAAAAAGTTAAATTAGTTCAAAGTAAAAGTATATTAGAATTTAAATATAATAAGTATAAAAAATGTCATAATTTTTGGAATATAGGAACAATATTATTATCTTCTACATTAACATTAGTTGAATCGTCTAAGTTAGTATTTATAAAAGAAGATAATGGACTAAGTGATATAATTAATAATTTTTTTAAATTATCGCCAATATTACTCGGGACATTTATTACTTGTTCTGCAAGTATTATTAAATTTAAAAAATATCAAGAACAAATGGAGGGGTTATATATAGTTATAGATAAATGTATAGCAATGATAGCTAAATTGAAAAATAAAAAAGATGAAATATTATTATTAAAACATAAAGAACAACAATTAAATATTGATTCTTCAAATTGTAATCCAGAAGAAATAAAAAAATTTAAACAAAGTGTAGAAACATTAAATGATACATTTAAAAATGATATTATAAAGGAATTCTCAAATGTATATCAAGAAACAGAAAGATATATAAATTATAATGATTATAATAAATATCTAAATATAATAAATAATATAGAATTTAAGAAACATATACTTAGGGAAGATAAAGAAAAATTTTTTAATGATTATGAACATGATATGGAAGAGGGGCGAATATATGAAATAGTTAATAAAACTATCCATGAAAAAGTCAAAGTAAAGAATTGTTGTGGGTTTAATCGTTAACGCCAAACAAATCTTAAATTATGATTAAAATCAATATTGGTCAGAGGATTAGTATAATGGATACATCTATTAGGTTCTTGAAGCTTCTTGTAGAAGGTATGTATTACAACAGAAGGAATCTTCTTATGTCCAAAATTTGTTCGATAATTTGTCAAATGGAATGATAAAGGTTTACTAATATCAATATAAATAACCTCTTTATCCCAGGTTTCATCTAGTTTATCAAACCAGAAATCTCTATCTACTTTAGATGGATTTGTATTATCAATAATGATACCGTATAGCTCTTCATTCTGGACTAACTCTACATATTCATTGAACTTTTTTACCTGCTTACTCTTAGAACCAATTGTATCACCATTAATTATACCCATTAAATACTTATCAGATAATTGTTTAGTTAGACTAGATTTACCTGATCCAGGAGCACCAACCATGACAATTATCATCTTATCTTTTGAAAATTCTACATCAAAATCCTCATTATCTTTAACCCGTAGAACATCAAATATTTTCCTATGGTTGGATAATTCACCATCTATCCAATCATCTTCTTTATATAATTCTAATGCTTGTAATTTCTTACAGGCTAATAGCCCAGAATGAGAATTATTAAATATTTCTTCAGGTGTCCTATACCGTATTGAACAATTATTAGCAAAGAACAAATCAGACGTAGAGAAGTCATTATATCGTCCACCAGCATCACCACAATAATATACCCAATTTACAAAATCATGAGACAAACTTTTATAAAGATCGACCATACCAGTATTGGGTTTCCGGTAAATATCTTCATCAATGCTATAAAACACGCTTATATGAGACCCGAAGGCTTCAATAAATGTTTCAAAAACACCCTGAACTTCTTCATTAGTAACTTTACCGCGCTTTACTCCTAATTGATTCGAAAAAACAACAATATCGTATTTCTCATATAAAGCTTTCAACTTCTCAATGACATTAGGCAATATTGCCCTAGTCTTCAGGTCGACTAATGAATCATCAAAATCAAAGCCGACAACAGGTCTTTTCTTTAATAACTGTTGATATATATCACCATCAACCTTGAAATTGTGAAAACAAGTTCCAGAATTAGATTTTATCCAAACCATTTTAGTATAATTCCAAAATATATATTCAAATTTAATAAAGAGTATTTATGAGTTAAATAAATAACTCTTCCTAGATTTGTAAACATCATAAATATTATTAATAGAATATAAATAACATAAATTTCTCCAATTATATATTTCATTCTCTTCGTGCGATTTAATCTTATTAAAACACTCTAACATTTTTTTATCTAATTTTTCAAAAACCTTTTCTTTTGACCAAGATTCATTTGTAATATTTTGAACCCACTCATAATAACTAACGACAACTCCACCAGAATTACACATAATATCTGGTATAATAGGTATATTTCTATCTTTTAATATTATTTCTGCTTCATCAGAAACAGGACCATTTGAACCCTCAACAATTACTTTGCAATTTAATGTATTGGCTTCTTCTCTATTAATTGTTAATTCTAATGCTGCTGGAACAAATATATCACACTCACCTTTTAAGTATTCTTCTTTAGTAATACGTTTAATTAATAATTGTCTTCCATTTATATTAATTGTATTTTCAATATTTTCCAATGATTTATTTACAAGTTGATAATTTAATATATATTTAATAGAATCTTCTTTACATGTTAATCTATAATCAATATAATAATATCCAGTATGATCACTTATATAATTAATAATATATGGATAACCATTTGTTGCCTTGGCTTCTAGAGCTATATATTCTGTAAAATAATACCCTACATTGCCAAAACCTTCTAGTTTTATAGAACATTGATTATTTTCATTTAATTTCATAGGGTAATTTATTGTAACCATATTATGTAAAATAACCCCTAACCCTCTACCCGTTGCCTCTGTTCTACCTAAACTACCACCACATGAAGGTGATTTTCCAGTAATGATATTTTTAATATGTGTATTATTATTAATAATATTATACTCATCCATAATCCAATCCATAATTTGTGCATTAGTCCCTACATCTGGTGCTGGTATATCATAATCAGGTCCAATATAATTATTTATAGCCCTAGTATAACCTCTTGTAATTTTTTCAATATCATTTTTTGAATATTTTTTAGGATCAAATTGAATTCCACCCTTTGCTCCACCAAAAGGTATATCTTGTAAAGAACATTTAATTGACATTAATGAAGCCAATGCTTTAACTTCATCTAAGTGTACATCTTGATGAAATCTAATACCACCTTTGTATGGACCTAAAACATTATTATGTTGAATTCTATATCCTTTAAACATCTTAACAGTATTATTACTTAATTTAACTGGAAAATTAAAAATAATTTCATTTTTAGGATGTAATAGGATATTTCTCATTGTATCTGATACACCACATTTATTAAAACAATCGTGGAGTTGTTTTTGAACCACTAATAAAAATGTTCCAACCATAATATTATTATTATTATACAATCATATTTTTAAGTATAAATAATATATATATATATATATATATATATGAATCCAAATGCTCCGTCATTTGTTCCAGGTTTTGATATGGACCATAGAACACCACATAGAATGAGTGTTAATACACCTTCTTTTATTCCTGGAAGTATTAGAGAAAGGGCAGCAAAAGATATTCAAAGGTCTGTTAGAGGTAGTAGAGCAAGAAGAAATTTAACACAAAAGAAAAAAGCGGCATCTAAAATACAAAGTCGTGTAAGAGGGAATAGAAGTAGAACTGGTAAAAGTAAACAATGGGGATTACCTTATCCACAATCTAGAAGGGATTTAGATTTTGAACCGCAGTTACAAAAAAGGGTATTTGAAGAAAGTATGTATGGTTTAAGAGAAGGATTAGAACCAATTAGAGAAGAAATTGAATTACATAGTAGAAATATCAAACAGTTAGAAAAAGATTTAGAAAACATAGAAAGGGAAGAAGCTGATTCTGGTAGTAGATATAATTTAGGAAAAAGAACAGATGAAACAAAAAAAGAAAGATATCTTGAATATGAAGTTAAAAATATTAAAGAACTCATGGATAAAATGAACAAAAATCAAGAAACATATAGAGAAAGTGGATTACTTGAAACATATAAAAAATTATATGGAGATGGTGATGAAGAATTGATAGAAGAAAGATTAAGGGAACACCGTTCAAAACCAGAAGGAATGTCATTTACAAGAGCAAAAGGTATGAGAAATAAAAATGAAGAATTAGCAAAAGAGGAAGATGATTTACAAAAGTATTATAATAATATGAAGACAAATAAATCGATGGCTATATCAAATAAAGAATTTGCTGAATATAATAAAGAGTTTCAAGAATCAAAATTAGAAAACTTAGATCGTTTGGATTTATTCAAATGTAAAGATATAAAAGCAATGGCGCAAGCAGATGAAAGATTATATTTAGATAAAGACTTTTTAGAAAATAAAATTAGGCCCTGTCGAGATGAATTAACTAAAATATATATAGATACATTTTATTCTATACCATATGTAGTTATTATGCCTTCACCTATATCAATTGAAACAACATTACAGAATATGGCAAAAAATGGAAACTTTACGGAAGCTGCTGCAACAGCTATGATAGATACATTAATAACTATGGGTATAATGTTAAATCATGAACAAAGGTCATTATTTTCAGATCCTACAAATTTATATATAGGACAACCATTTGATAATTGGTTATTATTATCTCAATTTTATAGATTTGCTTCTAGTGGAAGAATAACTGTTTTAAAACACATGAAAAAAAATCCGGCATGGACAAGTGGAGATGCTCGCCGAAATCCCGAATATCCTCAAATTAAAGGTATATTAGTAGATGAACAAAGGACAAGAGTTGATATAAATGGTAGAGAAGCATTAGAATATACATTGAATTTATTTGAAGAAACTGTTAAAGAGAGAAAATTAAAAATGCCAGGGAGAAAAAAGATGACAGATAATGATATAGAAAAAATGAAGAGATATTTTATACTATGTTTAATAGGGTTTAATTCACCAAACATATCTAGTTCTGCTCCACAAAAATTTTGGTTATATAATTATTATTTACCAGATTTAAATACTATGATTGTAAGTTATGAAAAATTATATTGGGAAAAAATGAGTGAAGGAGATAGGAAAACATCAAAAAAAGTAAAAACATCAATAGATAAATTAAAATTAATTAAATTAAATTTAGAAAAAATGAATATATAATTCTTTAATTAAATTTTTAGAATAGACATGTATTGTAAATGGCAAGGATTACATATTTGTGTAAATTGTTATAATAATAAAATAAAAAATATAGGTCCACAATATCCAAGATTTAAATAGTTAATAGAAAATATAATAATAATTTAATAGAAGGCAATGACGGCAATATATCATTATTTTCACCTGAAGGAATGAATATGGATCAATCGGAACTAGAAACCCGTAAAAATACTGTAATAAATGATATTAAACATAATTTAGATACATATGATAATACATCTAAAAAAAATATT